CCGGTGCTATTTACCCTTTCGGGTAATGCACGGGACCTTTCGTAACAGGTCCCGGATTGTCGGGTCCTCCACATAGGAGGGTACTTACATCCACGCGCGCCATCGTCCTTGCTTGCGACAACTAGCAAACTCACCTTATCCATCAGTATCAGACTGCCTTCTGAATCCGACTACGCCCCACCGGCTACACCTCTCCCTCAATTCACCGTCAGATATCTCATCACGGGATGACCGAAGTCTCCACGCCACTTAAAACACATGTCCCTAAGTGACTTACCCACATGCTGCAGCATGCTTACCTTGCAAGCGATTATGCAAGCGCCGAAGCGGGTTTCGGAGGCGGGCCATCGTGTGCCGCTCAGATATAAAAGACGGATCTCTTCGAGTGAGATCAGCCGTAAAAGGGGCGCCTGAAGGTATGAAGCGAACGAAGATCGGTGTCACCCGAAAGTCGCTACACAAATACCGACGGGGGTAAGCTGCTAGCAGCGTAGCCCGAGTCAAGCTAACGGCTTCAATAAGCCCTTCTCCCTTAGCGGGAATCTTCCCCCGAGGTCTTAGACCTCTCTCTATATTGCCAGAAAGGAAATATCTTGCTTCTTGCAGAGAACATGCGTTCGACACGGATGCCGTGCGCACGGAGAATACACTCTTCTGCAAAGGAACGGGGTTTAGGCACCTTCTTTTCGTCGACAGGTACCGGGTCCCTCCTGACCCGGAAATATATTTCCTTCTTTGTCTTCTTCTCTCCCCTACTGACTTTGCGGCAGGTTGCGAAGGGGTCCTTAAGGTAGACGCTTGAGACTCTTACCTTACGGTAAGGAAGTTTCTTGACTTCGTCTTCGACGTCTCGGTCCGGAACGTAGCGACCGTGATTGAATAAGAGCTCCCGCAACTCCTCCACATCGACAAGTGAGGGTTTTTCCTCGACCTTCTCAAGTCTCTCATCATTGTCAAGTTTAGGATCAGGGATGATCCGATGATGAGGCATACCGCGATTGCGCCAGAAAACCTCCCTGTTCGTAATTGGTAAACCCAAGCTAACAGGAGACACCCTAGAGCGTCTCCCGATCCGGGTACGAACAAAGGCGGTTATCCAACGATCACCTGCCTCGCGGCATGACTGGGCCATATGTACGAGCCCAGAGACAAGATTATGGTCACCACCCAACCTTCTCGCAGTCACCACTTCCTTCCATTTCTTTCCCCAACGGATGAACTGTGTACTGTTTATCTCAGCTACAGATTCTCTAACGGCGGTCTTGTCAAAGTTTATCCTCAAATGTGCAGGATAACGCTTGACGACGTCATAGGAATCGCAGCCGATAAGGCAGTCATCTCCGTTGATACGAATGCTAGCGTTCAGTCCTCTAGTCGCCCAGCGAGCGGCAACATAGGACTGGAAACA